GATAACGTGCCACCGGCACATGAAGACGTTTTTGGATATGGCAAAATGTCTGGAAATATACAAGGCGAAGTATTAGCTTGTAAAAAATTACGGACAAAGTGATTAGCTTGTAATTTGTTGTTGGCGAAATTTCAGGAGAGGATATGAAAAGCTTTTGGAAAGGTTTTATGAGGGGATTTTTCGTATTGTTTTATTATTTTCCGTTTGGGAACTGGGGAAAAAGGGCTTGACTTGTTCGGAAATTCCGAATAACTTAAATATAACATGATTTTTCATGTTTTCGAGGCCTTTCTCTGCATCTATCCAGCAGGTAAAAGAAAGCGGAATCGTATTCGCATGAAGCTGACCTCACAGCGCGAATAAGCCTCTAATGTTAGATTTTAGAGTGGGCTCGCGGGCGCCCATATGTCCTAGGCAAGCGCCCGGTGGAGCTTCTGCAAGTGCAACCAATAGCAGGCACGGCTCCGTATGGTGTACGGCATCTCAACAGGAGTGAGGGTTGTATTTTCTATTCTTGCAAGGTAGAAAGGGGGCTATAAGCCCCCATATTTATTGAGCGTGTACCATGATGTACAATGCTTTCCGGGTGTCGTCGGATAATCAGAAGTATCTGCTCCGCGGATTGAAAACCGGCGACTCTCCGCTTTGAGGTGTCAAGGAATACTTGATTACTACTTGAGTTGATGACAAATTGTCATCGACTGGAGTAACCATTTTACCATGCTGTGGAAATGGTCGGTGGCTGTTTCCGTTTTGGAAATAACCACTCGGCTATTTGTAGATGAACAAATAGCGATGACACACGCAACCGTCTGAAAAGGCGGTTTATTTTTATGAATTTTGCATATTTTCTTTTTGGTGAGTGTAGATGAAGGAAATTTATATCGTTCATGCCGACGCATATATTGGGTGCGTTAAGCCGGGGAAATGCCCGATGGTGAGCTATGCGCCGAGAGAGAAGTTTATTGATTTCGTGAAAGGGCTGCGGGAGGATTATCCCGATTTCAAGCTGCGGTGCGTGGTTAATGAGGGGATAAAAGAGTTGGTGCTGCGAAAAGTGCGAAATGACAGGGCGCAGATTTTATTGGTTAAAGGGAATCGGGGGAGATGACTGTGCTAATTTTGTGCTAAAATTTCGTAACGAATCGGCAAATAATGGTACAAAACGAAAAGAAGCGAGGGCTTGTGAGTCCTGACGAAAAACAAAGCAAATCAAGAAAAACCAAGCCCTCGGAGATGGTGCCGTTTAGTGGACTTGAACCACCGACCCACGCATTACGAATGCGTTTAGCATACAATCAAAATCAGATATTTAGTTTATTGTTTTGGAAATTTGTGTTAATTTTGTGCTGAATGCCCGTTCGTAGATTTGCGTTAATCGTTATCTACGGTATGGACGTATCGTTCGGTGGTTTTCTGGTTTTTATGGTCTAGGGATTCTTGTACGAGTTTCAAGTCTTTTGTATATGCGTAGAGCCAGGTGCCGTGGGTATGGCGGAGCGTGTGAAAGCTTTTGTAGGGGACGCCGGCACGTTCAACGGCGCGTTTCCAAGCTTTCTTTACCGATTTTATTCTTTCGCCGTTATAGGTAAAAATATAGGCGTTGACTTTGGGAAGAGCGTTTAACACTTCCAGCATACTTGGCGTGATTTTTTTTGCTACCGGGCGTCCGTGTTCGTATGAACTGTCCTTAACCCGGTAGAATATCATTCCATCCCGGACATCTTCCCATTTGAGGTTTAACAGCGTGGACATTCTGAAACCGGTATGCAGCGCCATCAGCATAATCGGTTTGAAATGGGGTGCCGCGTGTTCGTAAATCCTGTCAAATTCTTCTTTGTTGTAGTATTTTACGAACTCTACGGGTTCTTTTTTGATAAAATCCCGGACATAAATGTCGGGCGTTGCGACGCGATACTTTTTGCACAGGTTGAGGATTGCCGAGATGACGGCGAGGTAGCGGTTAATGGTTCCGGTTTTGCAGCCCTCCTGTTTTTTCAGGCTGACGAAGCCGGCGATGTCGTCTATGGTCAGTTCCGATACGCGCAGATCCTTGTCAAAATATTTGTTAAGGTTTTCCAGTTTATTGAATGTGTCGTCTGGTTTTGAGTGGTATTGTCCTTTTTCTTCCCAGTAGAGGCCGAAAGCCTGATTTAAGGTAAACTCTTTTAATTTATTCGGGTTTGTCCTGTATTCCGCCTGTTCAACGGCTTGGGCGAAACGTTTGTTTGCATATTGCTCCGCCCGGCATTTGTCCGTTGTATGCGTACTTTCGCGAATGAATATTCTTTTTCCGTTGACGACGGTTGAGATTTTGAGATGGTAGACGTTACCCCGGAGAATAAGCTTGAGGGGTGATTTATTATATTTTTTAGGCATTGTTCAAGGCTCCAGTCGGGAATCAGATAAGAAGAACCGACCGGAACGCATTTAAGCTGCCCGCTTTCCAACAGGTGATTTAGCCGGACTCTTCCTATTCCCATTTTTCTCAATTTTTTTAATGCTTTGTTTTTCGTCATCAATTCCATAATTTAAAACCTTTAAAGTCAAGTTTAAAAGGCGGGCGCAGCAGTTTTAATTTAACCTGTTAATCCAAAATCTGCGCCCGGAGTTGTGCGGTACCGCCATTCGTCCCTAACTTTACGCTGCCTGAAACTTGAACCCTTACGGGCTGGTCGGTTTTAGCATCCGCACAGTGCTTGAAAGGAGGGCAGCGTGATAGAAACGAGTTCGATATTTTTCACACCACACGCCCCGAACTCCGCTCTATCTGCGTCTTAATAAGCCGTGTGGGGAAAGGGCTAGGCGCCTTCAGCGAATTCCTTGCTATTAACGGCCTCTTGCCATGTGGGGTATTCGGCGATTTTTTTATGAAATAGAAAATCTTGGTTCTTTTCTTCCAAATCATAAACTTGAACATACCCATCAGGATAAATAACAGACATATATTTTAGATGAAAGATTTGAGTAATTACAAAGAATTCTCCATTTTGCTGTTTATAAATCTGGCCAACTTTAATCATCTTCCTTATCCTCGTAAAAAGTTACTTCATCTCTGCGGACGGGGCGGCAGTTTTGATGGCAAATGCCATTATCTTTACAATAAATAAATTTTTCATTGTTTGGACAACCGTCTATAAGCCTTGTTAAATAACCTAAGCGTATGACATAATTAGGGTTATCATCCCAAAACCAGCATAGGCACTTGTTCTTGATGATGTAGTCCCAGTCAATAGGCTTTCGGTAAAGTTCCCACCGTGGATTATAAAACCATCCGTAAATATCATTAAGAAGATACTTCAGTGGCTTATTGTCTTCACCATAGATTGTTCCATTTTTAAAATAGATATATAAATTGTCTTCCCATTCGGTTAATCTAATCTTTGCCCCTTTTCTGAACTCGGGCAGCAGTTCTTCTAAATATGACATTAGCGTTGCTCCTCTTCAGCTCTAACTTTTTGCCAAAAACATTCTTCAACTTCGCTTCCTGAACAATCGCCGCTTTCGTTCAACGTCCATAAATCCCACTCTTCAAACTCGTTAATTGTGGTAGAGTTATAAAACCTATTTTGCAGACTATCGGCAAATTTTCTGTGCATTTCATCGGCTTTATCTTGGTAGTATTGAGCCTTACGTAATAATGCTTGTTCGTGCTTTGTTAATCCATATTTTTTAGCCATTATTTACCCACCTTTCGTTTTGATTTTTTCCAGTCATCAACGGGGTCGATGTCAAATATAAGCATTTTATAAATTTCCCCGTCTTTTATGTTAAAATTATGCGCAAGTCGAGTTGGATTTTTTGAATACCAAAACCATAGTCCGTTTGCGTCCATAGCCACCCAGCCCGGGCGCATTTTAGGCGCTACACCCGCCATAAATTCTTCAATCGTCATTTCTCAATCTCCTTTAATGCTTTTTTACCTATCTCTCGTACATCGAGAACAATGTAATAATATTTATCTACTTGTTCAGCCACGCTATTATAGTTTACCATTTTCTCCAAAGCCTTAACGGCAATCTCCAGCTTTTTCTCAAGCTCAATCTCTCGGGCGGTTTTACTCATTTCACACGCTCCCCTAACTCGATATCAAAGACAAATCCGTTAATATGTAAATCGGTATTTTTACCATCAACTAGCTGAACATCTTTAATTTCAAAAGTCATGCGTTCTGGATTTTTCCGATAAGCTTTTTGGAATTGAACAAAATATTTATATTCTTTTAGTTCATCCCAACATCCGGTTTCGATAAGTGCGAAATTATTGTAAATATAACCTATTCTTTTATACCAAAACGTCGTTGCTATCCGGTATTCGTGCGTTTTGCGGCCTGATTTAATTTCTTCAAACCAATGATCAGTTAAGACAAGTTTAAGCGTTTTTGTCATTTCAGCACCTCGTTTATTCTAATCATAATATCCCAAACGTCTAATGGCGTTGAATACTCGCTATTCCAATCATTTTCTTCACATATGTTTGATAAAACTTCTTGACAGCCTTTAAGCAGAGCGCGGAGCTTGGCAATTTCCTTTTCTCGCTCAAGATATTGCCTAAATAAAGATTTAAACATTGTTACATTCCCCTCAAGTGCTTTTGTTTTTTCCCAGCATTTATCGGAAACGTATTTTACGCCGTTAGCGGTTTTTCTTAAAGATTTAAACTCTTCATAATCTGGAACAGGCGCGAGAACTTCTATGCCGCATTTGTCGCCAGTTTGGATAAAATAACCGTTAAAATAATCGGGATAAATTTCATCGGCAAACTTTACATAATACCAGCCTTGTTCAAGTTTTCCCGCGTTCCAGTCTTCGGTTAATTCTTCAGATGTTTTCATCGTTTTTCCTCAAAAAATTTTAAAACCTTTAATGCGACATCGTGCGCTGTGATAACTTGAAAATTTGTAACCCCGACGAAAAAATCGCAGTCTTTATTCTTTTCGCGTTCTCTGATAGGCCGATGGTTAGAAAATCTTACTTTGCAGCTTTTTCCGTCCTTAATCAATGTAATGTATTTGCTGACCGTTCTTCTTGCCTCGTAAAGCCTGATTTTATAGCCTTTACTCATAAAATACCGGCAGAAAAGAATCCATTTTTGCACTGGTTTGTCAGTATTTTCGCGACTTTTCAAAAAATCTTCGGTAATATATTGATTATATGCTTTTGTCATTTATCCCTTAAGTCCCTTTAACTTTTTGTCTTATTCCTTAAAATGGGATGTCGTCATCGGGTACGGCCATTTCCTGCGCCGGATATTCCGATTTGGCCGGGCGGTTGGCCATTGCCGCTTTCAGAACCTCGCCGTAGGCGTCGGTGCACAGGCGGGCGAGCTTCAGCAGGTCGTCGGGCATCAGGTTAATCTGTTTGCGGGTATATTTGTCCTCGCCGTTTTTCTTATAGGAACGCTGCACGCAGACGGAAAACAGCGGAACTTCCCGCCCGTCTTCGCGGGTGTAGGTCTTCATAAAGCACGAGGCGGACAGCGCTCTGTCGCGCAGGGTGAAAATCGGTTTATTGTCGTTCATAGCTCTTCAAATCCTTTCATTGCCAAATATTGCACCGGGGGTTCCGGCATTATAAATTCGCCGGACGTTTTTTCCGACCAGAACACCTCCAGACGGATACACATCTCGGAAAAGGCGTCTTTGCTTAAATTGGTGGTTGTCTTTAAGCCCAGAACCTTTTTGTGAATGCTGTGTATCAGTTCGCCGGTGTAGGGGAGGGCGTATTCGCCGTAAGTCAGTCCGGCGTCATTCAGAAACTTCGCCACGGCAGAACAAAAAAGCCAGTACCAGGCATTTTGCGCGGTGCTGCGCGTTTCCTTAAACTCGGAGATATCCACCTTGAGCTTTTTGCCGGCGGAAAGCAGCGCGTTTGCCTTTTCCATTAAGGCATACATGGCGGTTGTAATGTCCTGCTTGGTGGCGATAATCATTATTTTACGCTCAAATTGTAATTGGTTACGAGTTCGGCGCCGGGAATTTCTTCGCCGTTTTTCAGCGCGTCCTTAAGCTTCATCTTGTCCAGCTGTGAGGTCTGTTTGGTGATGAAAAACCGCGGGTCGTTGAAGTCCGGGTCAATGATTTTGACCTGTACCGATTTGCGGGTGCCGACCGTCCAGCTGCCTGCGATTGATTTGTCCTTGCCGGATTTCCGGTGTATCAGCAGAATAAAGTCCTCAAGGCTGGCGAGCTTTTTCTTTTCCGCCTTGACTTTATCGGCTATCCGCGAGGCTTCGCCGTCAAGCCCGGCAATATAGGCGAGTTTGTCGGCGCGGAGATTGCAAAGGCTCTCCAGCCCTTCGTTGATAATCTGTTCTTTCAGGGCGAGAAGTTCGGCTTCCTTTTCCTCGTCAACCTCGCCGGTTTCCAAATCATAGCACTCGTCAAGCAGGCGTTCGGCTTCCATAATGTTTTCATAAATTCTGGGCATTATTCTTTCTCCAGTGGTTGTTGCATTAAAAATTGAAAACGGTTGTTATGAAGTTTTGTCAGCTCTTCGGCTTTTTCGGGGCCGGCAAGCAGGCAAAGCTCTTTAAAGGTCTTTTTGTAACTATCGCCGTTCATGCCCTCAAGGGTGGCAGTTTCAAGATACTCCCTGAATGCGGCGATGCGCTCTTCCAAGGTCTTTTTTTGGGGGGCAGGGGGCGGCGTTTGTTGTTGGGGAACGGGCGTTTTTTCCTGCGGCACCGGGTTGGGCTTTTTAGAGGCCGGATAAACGGTTTCGCCTTTATTGTTCACTATTGTCAGGCTGCTGATTTTGTCGCCCTGATAGGCAATTTGGGCAACTTTGAATTTCATAAACCTGTCTTTGAGTGCGTATCCGCCTTTGGCGTCCTTGGTGGTTTCAACGTTTGCCCAGATAAACGGGGAGGAATAAAGCTCTTTGCCGATGCCCCATTTGAAACCGGCGCGTTTGAATGCGTCGCTGGCCTCGCCCTTTTCGGCCTCGGTAGCGGATTCGACGCCGCAATCCCAACGCCAGAGAAAAGAACCGTCTTCCTGTTTTATGCCGATGCCGCAGAACAGGTTGCCTTTGATTTCCTTAAAATCGTTGACCCAACCGGCGGCGCCGAACGTCTCGTCCAAAATCTGCGCGTCTACGCGGGCGGTTTTGTACAAGAGGAGCAGACAGCCTTTTTCGGTTATCTGTTTGACCTTGACCGATATTTCGTCGGGCTTGAGTTTTCTGATTTCCGTCATTTGATTGCCTCGTTTAGCTGTTGTTCCTTCATTTTGTAAAAGTCTTCTCTGGTTAATCCCTGCTCAATCAGGTATTGTTTGAAATCCTTGTTCCTCATCTCCTCCAGATAGCTTCTGCGTGCAGAAGAAATAACAATCCGTTCCTTGCGTTCGTGTACCCTCTGGTGGCATTTGGAACACAACGGCAGCAGGTTGTTGACATCCCAACGCAGGAGCTTGTTTGCCCGCGGGATAATGTGGTGGACGTGCTCGGCGGGTAAACCGCAACAGGCGCAGCGCTTGTTATGTCCCAATTGGGGATACAGGCGGTCAAGTTTGTCTTCGTATTTTTTTGTTTTGAAGAAAAAATCCAACATTGTGTTATCCGAAAATTAAGGTTAAAACTAAAACTACTGCCAGAGAAATGCAGGTTGTTTCCAACCCGGCGTTTTTGTTTTCCAGCCGTAGGTTTTCGTCCCGCAGGGCTTTGATTTCGGCAAGTTGGTTGTTGCAGAGGTTGTTCCAGCCGTTTTGGAAAATATCAATGTGTTTCATCTGTTTTTCTCCGATGCTTTGCGCAGTTCCTGTTCAAGTTCAAACTTCCTGCGGCAGTCTTCTTTGTATTGTGGCGTAAGGTAATAGCCGTCGTTGCTCATTTCACAGAACTTCATCCGGTTTTTCAGCCGTTCTAAATCCTGTTTGATTTCAGTCGTTGGTCTCATTTTCTTTCTTTCGAGTAGGTGGGAGGGCTATAGGAGGAACCCTCCCGGTGTTTTTGAGGTTTCTTCCGATGGGCGGTTTTTGCGAAACATACAGAAAGGCTGTTTACCCACCGGAAGAAATGGGTTGACAATGTTTCCAAGCGCCGGTACCCTTTTATTGCGAAACAATAAAAGAAAGGGATTGGTATGTGGGAATACATTGATATTCCAACCATTGTTACTGGGATTGTGGTTGTCTTGTTTCAGGAAATTTGGAACGATATTAAATATATTTTTCGTTTGCTTTCCAATCGGATTTTCAAAAAAATCATGTATATGCGCGTTTGCAAACATCGTTTTTGCTTTAGAAAATGCGTATGGCAGACAAATGCCCGCGTTCCAGTCTGTCCCAAACATGGCAAGTGTGAATAAAACGGTTATTTGTGATTGTACCATGTTATTTCTCCCAGAAGGATATATGCGCTTAATATATTTCCCAACACAGGATGCTTTGGCATTATCAAAATGTTAACAAACGTTAGAGCTATGACTGTAGTCAGGATTATGTATATAGCACGGATAATTTTTCTCATTATTGCCTCTGTTCTTTTGTTATAATAATACGTATACGTTATTCGTATATAAATGTCAAGATAAAATATACAATTTTCGTATAATTGTTTACAAATAAAAAAAAGCCCCGGTTTTCGGGGCTGGAAAAAGAAATAATTTTTTTATACTAATATCTTGGGGTTTGATGTTGTGCAGCAAAATAATGATTTGCAGTTTCGCTCCACCGATTTATGATACGAATAACTGACTTATCAATTTGCTTTTGATTTAGATTTGTTTGCGGCTCTTGATTTGGAGGACAAACAGGAAATTTCATCTGCTGAACTTGGGGTGTTTCTTGTTTCTGTTCCATCTTTCTGTGTCCTTTCATCCTGTTGTAATTTATGCAAATCTTCTGTTACATCATGAATAATTAGAGTGTTTGAATTAAAATTTTCAATAACAGAGGAGAAGAGCTCGTATATCTTATAGTCATTATCATTCATTTTGTCAACCTTGTTAAATAGTTTTTGGGCTTGCATGAAATCTATAACAAAACTATGAGAAGGATAGTTTCCAACAAGCATATCTAAAGTTCCTTCTTTAGCATTTGGAGTTTTACATAAAAGTCCCAAAAGGTTTCCGTAAATTTTTGCAATATTCATAGCTCGGTTTTTTTCACCAAGCTCCAAGGGGTCTATTTTTGAAGCAATAGAAGAGTAGATACCTATAGCCATATCTTTAGCAATTTTAGATGCTGTTTCGGTTGAAATAGACCCGCCACCTTTAGCTAAAAATTCAACAAACATACTATGAAAACAGCTACAAGCCGAACTGTTTATAATACTTATAGCTTGAAAGACATCTAAGCCGGAATTCAGTCTAAATAAATCATCTTTTCTTTGCATTTGTACATCTAAAGGTCCTAATTCTCCGTATTCGTGAAATCTTAATGTATCTGCGCCCAGAGCGATAAGCGTTCCTGCGCTTTTGCAAGCTCCGGGAATAATCAAATTTATTTTCTTATAGTACATTCTTAAGGTGGATACAATCCTGTATGCCCAATCAGGGTCTCCTCCGTTTGTTACTAAAAACAAATCCGCTTCATCTTTTCTATTCGGGTGTTTGCGTACTAAGTTACGTAAACCTTGAAGATTTTTATCTATACTTCCAAAATATATATAAATATCTGCAGAGTTATTAGCAATAATGTTCTGTAATTCATCTAGTAGTGATGTAGTCATTGGGTTGGTTTCCTTTTCAGTCTTCTTATTCATTACTTATTCTCTAATTATTAACGATGTATGTTCTAATTACTATTTGAATACTCATATTATGTTTCAACTCGCCTTTTTTCTTTCAAATTTAGCGAAAATAATAGATTTTATACTTTGTTGATTATCAATATTATTAAATTTAATAGCACTGTAACAAGCATCTGCCATCTTTTCGGCTATTTGCTCGGCCGTGCCTGAAATATTACACTCTTTTTTGCAATCTAAAAAAACACAAAACACATTGTAAATAAATTGCTTGAATTCATTTTTAGATAAGGAAATATCTGCAATATTTGGTAAAATTGGCAGATCCTTTTTTATTTCTTCGCCATTATTTAAGGCAACGAGAGTATTCATATCAATATTTAAAAATTGCGCAGCTTTGCTTAAATATTCGTTGGGTATTTTTTTCGTTTTTCCGCTTTTTAATTCGTAAACGCGACTTTTTTGCCAGCCTAAAGCATTTGCAAATTGCGAAGCATTACTCCCTATTTCATCAAGTCTTTTGAAAAGCCACGAACTATTCATATTGTGTCTCCGTTAATATACTAAAATCGTATAATAAAAAAGTTTTTGTGTAAAGATACTAAAAACGTATGAAAATGTCTTGACTTATGTACGAATAGCGTATATTTCATAATCGGAGGTTATATAATGATAAATAGGTTAATAGAAAAATTTGGCGGAATAAATTCCATGGCAAGAGCTTTGAACATTCCACCAACAACTGTGCAATCTTGGAAGAATAAAAATAATATTCCGAATTGGAGATTCCCCAATATTATAATTACGGCCAGAAAAAATAACATAGATATTTCAGAGTTTGATTTTTTGACAGCGAATGACTTTTACGGCATAGAGGAGAAAAGCGAGTGATTTACGAGCGAAAGAGAGACCCGGAAGGGCATTTGAGAATTGTAGAAGGGGTTGATTACGTTTATACTGTTGTTGCGCTTACAGTAGGGCGTTTTAGCAAAACACAGGACGTCGGCGTAAACCTTATAATCAAAATACCCTACACTAAACAACTTATGCACAAGTTTTTAACTCCAAATGAGGCGCGAAGCCTTGCGTTGGCATTGGAGGAATATGCGGACTTAGTGGAGAAACTTAGAAATGAGACGTTTCCCGTTCAATCGCTCTAACAGCGGCCGCCCAATCTATTTTAATAGGGGCGTCGGTTACAGGTTTGTCTGTATGGCATTCTCTGGCTTCTTCTGCCTCTTTATAACCGCAGGCGGCGCAGATTGCCCATTTCGTTTGTTTGTGGGTGTAATGGTTATCTGTTATATAATGCTCATCACAACGGCGAATTTCATATCTGACAGCGTGTTTGCCGCAATGGGGACAAATATCCGCCGGATGTATGCCGTCGCTAAAATGTATGTCCTCAAGCTGTCTAAGTCGCTGGTTAATAGTAAGTATGGACTTAACCCATTGATATGCTTTTTTAACCCAATTGGTGGTTGTTTCAACTTGTTCAATTTCGTTTTTAGTCAAGTTAGGACTCCTTTCGTTTTCTCATTTCTATTCGGGAGTCCTAACGCCTTTTTTAAGGAGAGTCAAATTGCATAAACTTTTAATCCCTTTAAAACTGCCGTTTCTGGCTGTTCGAAAGCTGCTGATACTCGTGTTGAAGTATTGCTACGGCTGCACGGTCATTATCCCGAAAGACAAGGATAAAATGGGATATGAAAGGTATTGGCAGAGATGACTTATCCACAGATTAACGCATATCCGTTGACTTTTGAAACGGGAGGGAATTATGCTGAAAGCCTAAAAACAGTTACTACGGCTTTCACACCCCGTCAGAGTGTCTTTTTTATGCCTATGGCGTGGACGAGAGCCGGAAATACCCAATACCGGCCAGAGCAATTAGTAACTGCTTTTAGTGAGTCCACGCCACTCTCATTTTTAGTGGCGATTCTAAAAAAGGTTACTAAAATGACGATATTAAGCGATACGTATGGCGTATATACGAATTTACGCCAAATTTTTAACAGCTACAATCCTGAAAATTACGATAAAGACACCGAAGAGGTAAACACTGCGATGTGCGGTGCTTTATGCGAATTAGAAACAGCGATGGCGTATCTTCCTATTGAAGATAAAGCCGACCGCAAACTTAAACTAAAACTCTTGAAACAAAGCTTATCCCTCGCAGCAGAGCGGGCAGACGGCACGATTGATTTGGATAACCTGTCGGCTACCGCTCGCGAACAGTTAACCATGGCTTTGCAACTAATTAAGGAGTAAGAACAATGAGTAAGGCGTGCTTTGGAATAAATGATTGGCGAAACGCTGTGTTTAGAAGTGATTTGACTTGTCAGGCAAAATGCGTAGCTTGTGCTTTGGCCAGTTATTATTGCCCAGACGCGCCTTGCTATCCTTCGCAAAGGGCGCTTGCTCAAGATGCATCTGTTACGCAGGCAACCGTTTGTAAAGCATTAAAGGCGCTTAAAGAGCTTGGCTTTATCAAGATGAAAAAGATGAAGGTCAAAGCTTTTTCTTTTGAAATAACCGAATATGAATTTAGCGGCATAAACACTGATATAAACACTGATATAAACACTGATATAAACACTGATATAAATGACGATATAGCTGATATAATCACTGATATAATCACTGATATAAATGACGATACCGAAAAAGAAAATAAGAAAACAAGTAATAAAAAAAATATTATAAATAATAAAAAAAATTCCAAAGACAAAACTAAAAAATTCCAACCGCCTACATTGGAGGAAGTGAGGAGCTATGCAATGGATAGAGACAGGGAAGATTTGGCAGACAAGTTTTTTGAATACTACAATGAGGGAGGATGGTGCGATAATCAAGGGAAAAAACTTGCTAATTGGAAACAGAAGTTCATTCGGTGGGAAGATTGGAATCCAGTGAAAGACGATGACGACAGCGGTTACGTTCCGGGGCAAGTGTTAGCGCTATTTGACTAGAGGGTATGATGAACGGGATTGAAAGCACATTTTTGAGCGAGTTAGTGGCGTATCCGGCGAATTATGCCCGGTTGCAGGGAAATTTCCGCCCCGAGTTTCTGCAAGATGCGACGGGGCGGGAAATCTTTGCCGCAATGGTTGAACTGGGGAACTTTGACCTGTTGAGCCTCCGGGACATGCTTAAGGGCAGGGTGGATTTTCAGCTGTTGCTGGAGTTAAACCGCGATACGGTTTTTGCCAAGCCGATAATGTTTGACTGCTACGCAATGAAGCTGGTTGAAGATTGGAAGGCCCGGTCGCTGGCGAAAATTGCCCGGGCTGGAGCTTATACGCCGGAGCTGGTCAGCAGGGCTTTTGATGTTGAGCATTTTGAGCTTTTCCCGAAAAAAGCCGAAGACGCCTCGGAGAAGTTTCTGGCAGATGCCGAGCTTGCCTATCAGGGCAGGGAAAACCCGCGGGTTGTCAAGACCGGATTGCCGAGTTTGGACAAGCTTATCGGCGGGTTTGAAAAGGGCGAGCTGATAACGCTGGGCGGTTATTCGGGCGGCGGCAAGACCACACTGGCGCTAAACATTGCCACGAACGTCGCCAAAGAGGGGCGGAAAGTGGTGTATTTTTCGCTGGAAATGACCAAGGCCGAAATGCACAAGCGATTGGTTTGCTCGTCAACCGGTGTGTCGGATTTTGCCAATATGTCTCCGGGAGATTTTAACAGGTTGATTGAGGCATCAAAGAGTTTGGAGCACGATTTGCCGCTGGAGTTTGCAGATGACAGCGATACAACGGTTGAAAAAATCGCGGCTGTTTGTGCCGGCAAAAAAGATTTGGGTTTGGTTGTAATAGACCACCTGCATATCTTAAAATCCGACAAACAGTTCAAAGACCAGTATGCGCTGCTCACCTACCTGTCGCGGCGGACAAAAATTCTGGCGCAGGATTTGAATGTCCCGGTGCTGTTGCTTTCGCAAATGAACAGAGCAAATGCTGCCCGTGAAACCAAAGAGCCGACAATGTCAGACTTAAGAGGATCGGGAAGCATAGAGCAGGATTCCAATCTGGTGATTTTTGTTTATACGGCGGAAAACCTGCTAAGATTTCAGGAACCGAAAGAGGGAACGAAAAAACATGACAAGTGGGAGGAGGATTTGGAAAGGGCAAAGGGAAAAGCGCAGATTTCGGTTGTCAAGAACCGCCGCGGGAGAACCGGAAAATTTACAGTCAGGTTTGAAAAAGAACGGAGTTTATTTGTTGACAGCGGGAGAGGTTTTGATGACGGATTTTAAGACGTTTGGTGAGGCATGTCTGGCGCTGATTAAGAGCTGGGGAGATAAGGATGCAGACTAAGATATGTACAAAATGCAAACGGGAGCTGCCGTTGAGCGAGTTTTCGCGAATGAAGAACGGAAAAAACGGTTTACGTTCGCTCTGTAATGAATGTAATCGGGCGATAGTTAGAGCTTGGCAAAAAGCTAACAAAGAAAAGATTGCGAGATACCAACAGGAATATCGCGATAAACGCAAGCAAAAGATGAAAACCTTGGCAGCGAGGGAAAGAGAGGCGCGGCGCAAAGCTTTTGCAAAAGACGTCTTGGGGGGATATACGATTTACATTCTGAACTATCCGACCAACAAAGAGCGCAAGTACAACGCCGTCAGTACAGCCGGAGATGTTTTTAAAACCAACAGTAAGGCAGAATTTTTGCAGTTTGTTCAAGGATTATAAGGGGGCGAGATGGGAAAATCACAACTTGAAAAGTATTATGCCAAAGGGTGGCTTGTTTATGGGGATAAAAATATCTCTTCAGAAGAACGGCTGGCAGCCGGCATTGCTTTTTGGGAGGAGCATGAATCCTGCCAGTATGGCACAGTACGGTTGCCTGATTTAGCACAGCCGAAAGTTGATTATACCCCGAAGATGAGTACGCCGGTGTTTTTATTGGATGCCCGCGCTAAATTTGAAAAGGCGCAAAAAAAACTTACAGAGGGGCAAAGACGGATTATAGGCAGGGTTTGTCTGCAAAATAAGCCAATAAGCGCCGTGGGAGTAAATTTTGCCGAATATAACCATAACCTTGAGTTAGGAAAAGAGTGTTTGTGCCGAGGGTTGGACAGATTGGTCATCCATTATGGCGGAAAGAGAACAAAGCCTCAGCTCAGAGGATACAGTGATGGCATTTCACTTGCCGACTGGTTGGGAGGGAAAAGCAAATAATATATTTGGGAGACAAAATAAGTAGCAGAATTAGAAAATATGCTGATTTATTTTTATGACTAAGTGGATTATAGAAATTTTTTTAGGTCTGCGGTATTAAAAGCTACATTTTTTTGTATATATGTGCATATAAAAGTAATATTTGACAAACTGATATACTTGTGTTATTTTTTTTATATAATGGAAAGTTGTGCCTAAAGCCAACTTCCATTTTTTTTACTTCTCTGTTTTTTTAGGAAAGTACAAAAATAGTGAAAATAGTGCGATGCGTATTTATAACGGCATTCGTTGATGAGTTATTCACAAGAAATAACAAAACAATTGTTTGTCAAAAATAGTATGCTACTATTCTAATGTTTAAGAGTCTGCCTGATGGTGGACTTTTTTTTTGGGAGAAATATCATGAAATTAAAAGAGGTCGCGGCGAAACTGTCGCAGGAACAGCAAAAAAAAGTAGAAGAATTGAATGTGCAGTTATTTGACGAAATTGATTTTGAAGATACAGCACCATCTAGGGAGTCTCCGGACGCTTGGCGTATGCTGATATATGAAGAGATTTGTGCTGATGAAAAAATATCGCAGGCAAAGATTGATTATCGGCGTATTGGTGAAATTTCAGAACAAAAGCTATTTAGAAGGTTAATTGAAGAGGCTGATAAAAACGACAAATGCCATATTGCGGGAAATGGCAGGATGGCAATTGTGGCGCTTAATAAGAGAGCTGTTTCCGGGCTTTATTTCGGCACAGATGTGAAAGAAAGAGGTTTAATTGAATTGGTTCCATATCTGTTGCGGGAAAACAGCGAAAAACATATTAGATTTTTGCAAGGTATATTGTGCCGCAGCAATTTTTATCTGAAGATTGAAAAAGGTGCCGTTGCGGCGTTAGTTAATATATTGCCGGACAATTATCCGGATATTGATGGCATGGAAAAATTATTGGCGGAATGCGGTGGAAGTCATTCGGATGTAGTTTTTTATGCCTGTCCTTGGTTAATTTCCAAGCTGGAAAAAGATATGGAGAGCATGCATTACAACTGGCGGCCGAATAATAATTGTATTTTTGATGAGGCACTTGCGGTTAAAAATCCATATCCTGAAAATAACGCTTGACATATCAAATGAGTGGTGATAAAAATCACTACAATGGAAGACGTGGCTCTGGAGAGTTGCGTCTTTTTTGTTGAACTATTTTCAGTTTTTAAAAATTGGATAGATTGAAAAATATGCGAATGTAAAAAATATACACAATTTCAAAAAGGTATTGACTTTTTAAAAACCATACCCTAAAATTGCCATAATAGCATTAGTGTATGTTGTTAAAAGCTCCGATTTTTCGGGGCTTTTTTATTACCTCATATTATTTCAATTCTCCAATAAGGTTGTAAACATAATCCCTCCTCAAATTTTGCAGGAGGGATTTTTTTGTGAGAAAAACAATGATAATAATTTACAATGAAATCAACGGCGTAGGTAATATATCTTTTGATGGATGGAATGAAACTGACCATCCGCGTGATGATACCGGGCGGTTTACGGATAATAACGGGCATTCATTTTTAGGCAGAGAATATACGGGAGTGCGGGGACAAGAGGCAATTAATTTACTGTTAAGAGAACGCCAAGGATTTGTCAAAGATGCTTTTTGGCGTAAAGATATTGGAGGCATAGATTTGATTTGGGGTAACGAAGATAAAGGTCTATGTCATATATTGTACCGGCGTAAGTATCCATTGGAAAAACTAGGGGAATTTTTGAACTCTTTGGCTGAAGTCATTGAAAAAGGGGAATTGTCTTTTAATGGGAAAAATCGCTTTGAGATTTATTACGACCACAAGATAGCAGTTATTTCGCCGGACTTAGATGGCGATAAGAATATCAAATTTTTGTTGACGGCATTTAAACAGAAAAAACCTTAAAGCTTTTAAATCTTGATGGACCGTTTAAAATAAGTTGCGGACACATTTCTCAACTGCTTTAAGGTTTTGTCAGAAAGTCTGCCCGAGGAAATTTACTAACGGGCGGGTCACCTGATGGACAGACACTGATTGGGGTCAAGCCCCTTCCTCCATCAACTTTATAAAAATAATATATCACGACTCGGCGAAAATGTCAAGAGGAATTAATGTTAGAACTTTTACAAAACCTTATAGCTTATAAATACGCATGCAAGCTCAAACACTGGCAGTCGTCTAATTATGGCATGCATCTGTTATATGACCGCCTGATTGAAAATGTTGATGGCTGGGTGGATGATATTGCTGAGAAAGTCTATATGGCTGCCGGTGCCGCCGAACAGCTTAACGAAGATATTCTCCGCCCTGAGCTAATTAATAAAGATATTGCGGAAATGGCCGCTTCAGTTTTGGAAAAGATTGAAGAACTTCTTAATGACAAAGAACAGCCGGACGGCGTAGCCACTTTGTTGAGCGACATAAGCAAGGATTTCCTGACAAAGCTGGCATTGGTGAGGATGGAAGATGGCGAATGAACAGAATTTAAAACCGGTTCGAAGCAAGAGCGAAGCAAGAGAAAGAGGACGGAAAGGCGGCAAAAAGTCCGGGGAAGTTCGCCGTGAAAGAGCTATACTCCGCGAACTTGGCTATACTGATGTGGAGAGCTTTGACAAGCTTAATGAACTGCAGAAGCTGGCGATTGCTTCCCGTAACGTTAACGCCGCGATAAAGGCAGAGGAACTTAAGGGGAAACTGGCGGGACTTTATGTGGATAAGACCGAAATAACCGGCAAAGACGGCAAGGATTTGCTTCCGTCGGTGGATTTGTCCGGGCTTTCTGACGATAAACTTCTTTTATTGGTTGAGCGTGTTGACGAAAAGATTGACTGATGACGTTAAAATTACGCAATATGACATCTTAAACGAATTGGCGCGGCGGGATTTTAAATATTTTGTCAAGCAAACGCATAAAGGATATTTTTTCTCGAAATTCAGCATAGAAGTTTGCAATGCGTTAAACCAGTTCCTGATTGATGTCGCCAAGGGCAGGAGACCTATTCTGGTTATTCAGGCACCGCCGCAGCATGGCAAATCGGAACTGGCCAGCAGAAGATTTCCGGCATTTGCATTTGGGAAAAATCCTGAGTTTCGCATCGCCGAATGTTCTTATTCGTCAGATTTGGCAGCTTCTATGAATCGTGATGTTCAGCGAATAATGCTTGAAGACGGTTATAAGACCATATTTCCGGAGGCAAGCTTAAACTCTAAAAGAATATCAACTTTAGACAACCAACCTTTAAGGAATTCTGAAAGGTTTGATATTGTCGGGCACCGGGGATATTATGTTTCTACCGGCGTCGGCGGCCCGTTAACAGGTAAATCCGTCGATATCGGAATTATTGACGACCCTTTCAAAAATATGAAAGAGGCCAGAAGCGAGACGATAATAGAATCAGTTATAAGCTGGTACAATACGGTATTTTTAACCAGACTGTCCCAGAAAAGCGGCCAGCTCATCATGGCGACGCGTTGGACCGTTGAGGACTTGCTTGGATATATTATTGAAAAGAACAAAGATACGGGGCGATTGAAAGTGTTGTCTTTTCCTGCAATTAACGGGCAGGGTGAGGCACTGGTTCCCGAACTGCATTCTTTTGATAAGCTGATGGAAACCAAACAGAGCCTGACAGAGTTTGAATGGTCGGCATTATATCAGCAAGAGCCGCAGATTATCGGCGGCAATATTATTAGAGACGAATGGTGGCGCTTCTATCCGACGTCAGATGTTAAATACCGCTATATGTTTATGGTCGGAGACACCGCTCAAAAAACGAAAGAAGCCAACGATTTTACCGCCATCACATTCTGGGGCGTTACCATGCAGGATGAGTTGTATCTTTTAGATATGATACACGGCAAGTGGGAAGCTCCGGATTTGGAAGTTCAGACTGTGGCGTTTTGGAAAAAGTGGGAGAAAGGCATTGGCGGCATAAAGCCCCGGGCTTTGTACATCGAAGACAAGGCGAGCGGAACCGGCCTGATTCAGACTTTAAAACGCAAGTTTCTTATTCCAATTGTGCCGATTGAGCGCATAACCGATAAATTAACCCGTGTTCTTGACGCATCTGTCCATATTGAAAACGGGCGCGTTTATCTGCCGATTAACAGGGATACCGATATATCCCGCAAGGTAATGGCGGAGGCTGGGGCTTTTTCCGCCGATATGAAACACAAACACGATGATATTGTAGATACGGTGTGCGATGCAGTTGATATAGCTTTCCGCAAACCGCCAATGAGCATCAACCCAAACTGGACACAATATTTCAGGACAAACGAATGGTGAAGAAAACCGAAAAAAATAAGCTGAAGACATCCATACGGGAGCCGATGTCAATAAGAAACATTGAGGATATGGGCGTTTATTCCCGCCCTAAAGATATGTTATCGCGGGCACTGGAGATTTATAATAATCCGGTGGCCGAGTATAAAATCCCCATGACGCTGGGCAAGCCGAAAGACAATCCCCGTGTTATGGCCATGGACAAATGTATCGAAGGCGTTATTTGTAAATTTTCGGACGAATGGCGCCAACTGGCAATGCCGAAATTTTTGGGCTATCCGTTGTTGTCCAATATTGCCCAAGACCCGCTTATACGCGCAGGCATAGAGACGATTGCCGATGATATGACGCGCAAATTTATCAATCTTACCTCTAAAGGGGATATCGATTTAAGCGCTAAAATAAGCGACCTTGAGAGTGATTTGCAGAAATTCAGGGTTAAAAGCATCTTTAACCAGGCTATTTCCATGTGCGGCTATCAGGGCGGTTGTCTGGTCTATATTGATGTAGGGCCGTTGGATGACGATGAGAAGAAAACCCCGCTTTTTCTGGATTCCTTTACGTTTAAAAAAGGGATGTTGCGCGGGTTTAAGGTAATTGAGCCAATCAATATTTATCCGGGGATTTATGATACTCTTGACCCGACGTCAGAAGATTATTTCAATCCGGAGACCTGGTTCATATTAGGCAAGGAATATCATAAAAGCCGTTTTCTGTATTTTGCACAGAATGAAGTACCGCTTATCCTGAAACCGCTGTATAACTTTTTCGGCATTTCGCTGGCGCAGCAGGTGCTGGAATATGTGCAGAATTTTACCGAAAACCGTCGTTCCGCCCAGCGTCTTTTAAATAAGTTTTCGATGACGGTATGGCGTACGGATATGTCTGCGTTTTTAAACAACGGCAGCTGCGAATCTTTAGTTCAGCGTGTTAAATTTGCAAATTCCCAGCGTTCCAACGATGGAATGTTTTTGTTGGACAAGGAACGCGAAGAGCTTGAACAGATAAATACTCCGCTGGCCGGTGTTACGGATATTGTCAGTATGTCGCTTGATTTGGCCCCGGTAATTTTAGGTATCAGCAAAGATAAATATTTCGGAGATTTGCCAAAAGGGCTGAATGCGTCTTCTGAGGGTACGAACCGTATTTACTACGACAAAATACACTCATTGAACGAGAAAATAAGTTATGATGCCGTCGAGAAGGTTTTAAAAATCCTTCAACTCAATCTTTACGGCGAAATTGACTCCAATATTTCGTTTGAGTTTGCCCCACTGTGGGAAATGGATGAGCGCGAACGTGCCGAAATTAACAAAATAAATGCTGATACGGCGGCAATATATGTTGACCGCGGTTCGCTTTCTAATACGGAAGTTCGGGGTGCTTTGGCAGATAATCCGAACAGCGGTTATTCCAATATTGATGTTGATGACGTCCCAGAAACCGACAACTTCGACGATATTGACGACGAAGACAAAGCCGGGGCAGTGTTTGACGGTGCTATAATTCAAGACGGAGGCAGTGGCAGTGGAAACTTTAACCATGAGGGGCGTCCGGGAAAAGTCGGCGGTTCGGCCGAAAAAGGGGGCAAGAGCCAAAAAGTGAATATAGAAGAAAAGATTAAATCGGTTAAAATTGATTTTAACAAAGATAACATTCTCCCTGAACTTAATTCTGAGGATTTGGAAGAGTTGGGTGTTGAAAGCAAACCGGTGCGACTTAAGAAAAATATTATTGACTTAAACAAATATCGCCATCCCGACATTTCGTCTGAAGAAGCTGTCTCTTTAATTGCTCAGGCTTTATATTCTCCTGAATATATAGTGCCAGGAAAAAGAGAAGGATCTTATCACTTTATATCGCAAAGTGATGGAAAGGACAGTCCGCTTGTCCTTTTAGACATTGAACAAAACGAAGACGGATATTTTGATATTGTACACTTTTTTAAGGTTAGAGAGCGTGGGAAAAAAGCTTTAATAAAAGAAAAACGGTAAGGAGGGACTGCCGTTCCCCTCATGAACTTGTAAAACAAGCGCCATCCGGGGCAGTTGCCCTTGCGGGCTTTATGGTCTTCTTACCGTTAATACCTGATGTTCAGGGGCTAAAGGTGAATACAGCCAGTTTAATCCAAAACTGCATCTACGCAATGATAACCTATGTTTCAGTCGTTTACCATTGGGAGCTTTATGCTCTTAATATATCACGACTCGGTGAAAAAGTCAAGAGAAATGAAACCAAAGTATAAAAAACTCCGGGCAATCCGCCCTAATAAAGGGATTGAGATGGATTATCGCAAGAAGCTGGCGGCTTTAATTGCGAGAATGCAGAAAGAAGCGCAAAGGGAGATTTTGCGGGCATATCAGGGCGAGGAGGCTCAAATTGCGGCTGATGCCGTTCCGGCTAACGTTTTGTATCGGTTGGTAAGAGGGCTGAGAGACAAATATCAGAAGTTGTTTAATAAGAAAGCCCGAAGCCTTTCGCTATGGTTTGTAAACAGTGTTGACCGTTATACGGAGGTGGCATTAAAAGGAGCGCTCCGGCATTATCAAAGTGAGAAGTTTCAGCAGGAACTCAGCGACTTGGGATTGTTGCACGATTTTAAGCGCACCCCGGCTTTAACTAATGCCGTTCAGAGTTTTGTTCATGAAAACGTAAACCTTATAAAATCCATACCCGAAAAGTATTTTACGGAGGTTGAGGGGATGGTAATGCGCGGTATAAGGGACGGAAAGCCATTTAATTGGGTAAATGATGAAATGGCTAAACGCTACGGAATAACCACCCGCCGGGCGGTTATGATAGCTCGCGACCAAAACCACAAGGCAACCGAACAGCTTAATCGCACGCGACAATTAGGGCTCGGAGTTAAGAGAGGGATGTGGCAGCACGCCACCGGAGTAAAAGAGCCGAGGCATAGCCACGAACAGGCCAACGGAAAAATATTTGATTTGGATAAGGGACTTAAAATTGACGGCGAATTTATCTTTCCGGGGGAAAAGATAAACTGTTTTCCTTCAGATGTTAAAATCAATGGTTTCGGTGGAATAGAGAAACTTTTTAGGCGTTTTTATCGTGGTAAATTGACCTGTATCAGGACTTCTGGAGACAATACAGTCTTGAGAGCTACACCTAATCATCCTTATCTTACCTTGAGAGGATGGGTCAAGGCAAAAGACCTTAAGGTCGGAGATAAGCTTATCAAGATTGTACATAAGGGAATCTCTGTCGGTAACAGTAATGAGGAAAACGGGGTATCTTTTGAGGATTTGTATAATGCGTTCTCTGCTTTCAGCCATAATTCCTTGGTATCTGGCTCTGGCTCGTGTGATTTCCACGGCGACGGTCTCATTAACCAGAAAGTCAACATTATACGGACCGATAGCCTTTTGAGCAATAAACTTGATGTTTTCAAGCTTGAATATATGGGCAAAAAATTTTTCAAATGGCCCGCAATAAGAAGTAATAGCATTTTGTTCTCTAAACAAGGCTCTGCGGCATTTTTCTTCAAAAGTATATTTATAGCCTTTAAGAGCTTGGCGGGCGGCTTGTGTGTAAAGCCTTTTTTGTTCAGGAGTTCTTTGTTTGGAGGAAAGTCTATTCGCTTCTTGGGAATTTCGGGGCTGAATGCCGTGTCTTTGGAGAAGTTTATTTATAAAAGTTCTACTGGCATTGAAAATGCGGCTAAGCTCCAAAACGCTTTTGCCGTCAAGGAAAAGGGATACAATTTTAATTTCTTCAGATTGTTTAACCGGTGCAGGTCTGGGCATAACGGCTATTTCCTTGCTTTTGATGAAATTATTGACATTAACAATAGCAATTATAGCGGGTTTGTTTATAATTTGCAAACAAAAACAGGATTTTACACAGTAGATTCCTATATTGTTAAAAACTGTCATTGTTTCTTTATTCCGTTACTTGAGGATTATTAAATGTTAGCATACGACAAGCTTGAAATGGATTCTGTGCGTCATCTTGACGAAAACGGTTTTTTGCACGTAGACGTGTCAAACATAACAAAAGAGGCGGTTAATCCGTATTATGGGCGGGAGATTCCCGGCTGGAAAGAGCAAGGGCTTATTCCTGATAAGATTTATTACGGCTACCGGCCTTTTGAAGAAATAGAAAAAGCGGCGGAGACGTTTAACAACCTGCCGCTTTTGTCCGAACATGTCGAGGACAGCGCCGACAAGAAAAACCAGTATTTGCGGGTTGGGTCCCTCGGTACCGATGCAGAAGCATCGCGCCCGTATCTGAAAAATTCTCTGGTTATTTATGACCAGAAAGCCATAGACGGCATTAAATCGGACAATAAAAAAGAATTATCCTGCGCGTACAGATATGACCCGGTGTTTGAGCCGGGCACATTTGACGGGCAGAGATATGATTTCCGCATGACAAATATCCGCGGGAATCACGTTGCTCTTGTAAAAGAGGGCAGAGCAGGAAGCGACGTGGTTGTCGCTGATGGTAACTCAATTAAGAAAGGTAGAAAGATGAGTGTTAAGTTAAAAAACTTTATCAATAAACTTTCTTCAAAAAAAAGCATGGCGATGGATGAAGATTTGGAAGAGGCTTTCAAAGAAGCTATTCGCGAAGAAATCAAAGAAATCCAAGAGCCGGGCAAAAATGAGGAAGGTGTTGCCGATGACGCCGACACTACCGACAAAAACGCTTTGAAAAACGAGCTGATGGAACGCGTAAACGGCTTGTTAAAAGGGCGCGGCGAGGTTGACGGCAAGTCGGAAGAGGAATGGTACAAATGGTTCAGGGAAGCGCTTGACCGATTGGCTTATACGGATTCCACCCGTTCGGCTGACGATTCAACGCCGCAGGCGAAAGACGCGGAGCCGGAAGACAAATCTTTTGCGGAAGGGGTAAAATACGGCGAAAAGCTGGAGAAGAACCCGGAGGAACGAAAGAAATTGGACCGCGAGCACGAATCGGAAGGAATGAAAGGCGCAATGGACGCCCAGTCAATCCGCTTGTCCATTATAAACGAGTTCAGACAGAAAAACGAAGCTGCGGCAGCGGTACGCCCGCTTATCGGTAACGTTGACGTTATGGCCTTTGACAGTGCCGAAGACATTTATGCCAAAGCGCTGGAGCTTAACGGGTATAATGTGAAAAACTATGCCCGGTCAAGTTATCGCGGCATGGTGGAAGTTCTGAAAAACGCCAAAAAGGAGCCGAATATGTCTTATGACGCGGCTGCTGTAAAAGGCCTTTTGGAAGACTTTCCTGAACTTAAAAACGTCAAGTTAGGAGACAGATAATGGCGAATATAGCTTTTCAAAAAGAAATCAACAGCCAGAAGCCGTGGGGCGTGGCCGGTGATTTTATGGATGACAACTACAACCACATGTATCCTCTGACTTTGCTTGTGAAAGCGTATGAAGAGGGTGATGTGAAGGTAGAAGTCGGCAAGTTCGTATGGGACAACGGGGACGGCACCTGTTCCGCCAAGGGAACCGGGCAGCCTGCCGGTATCGTACACCGCGTTCTGGACATTCCGATTACGGATATTGCCAACGGCGCGACAATGATTGTTCCTTCCAATTACAAGGTAGGGATTGCCGATTGCTGCAGTATTTTTATTACTGTCAGCGATACGCCTGTTGTCGGCAACAAGATTTTTGTAAACAATACCACCGGGGCGATTACCAACGCCGCTCAAGGCTCAACGGTATCCGGCGCGACGGAAACGTCATTCAGGATTAAGACCCTGTGCGACAATACTGCCGCCGCCGGCATTCTGGTTGGCGTATCAAACTGGGGCGAACGCATGGAGATTAACAATGCAGCAGAATAAGATTGAGGAATTAAAACAGTACGGCTTTGTCTTTAACGGTTATCAGGGCTTTATTGACAAGGCTAATCTGGCACAGATGGCGATGGACGCGTCTTTGCTTACTCCGCCCAATTCGGGTATTCCGGTAGAATATACGGCGTTTCTTGACCCGGCAATCATCCGCATCCTGAATGCGCCGCGTCGGGCACGCAAAATCGTCGGCGAACGCAAAATCGGCGACTGGACAACCCCGTACGTCCGCTTTACGCAGATTGAACAGACCGGCTTTGTTCAGCCTTATGACGACTATGCGGACAACGGCAAATCGGACATCAACCCGACTTTCCCGACCCGCGACAACTATGTTTTTGAAACCACGATTGAATACGGCGACCGCGAAACAGATATTGCATCGCGCGCCAAGTTCAACCTTGTTTCCGAAAAGCAGGTTTCGGCGGCAACGACGATTGATTTGGCAATGAACCGTTTTTACTTCTACGGCGTTGCCGGTCTGCAGAACTTCGGTCTTTTGAACGACCCGAACCTGCCGAATGCGCTGACGCCGGCAAACGGGGCAAGCGAGCAGAAGACCTGGCCGACCAAGACCGCCGTTGAGCGTTATAACGACATTCTGGCACTGGTTGCCGATTTGGCTGACCGTTCAAAAGGCTATATTGACGAGAACTCCAGATTAAAACTGGTCATCAGTCCGGCAAGGTCGCCGCTGCTTTTGGGTACCAGCGACCTGATGGCGAATTCCGTCAAGGCTCTCTTAAAAGAGGGGTTGCCCAATCTGGATGTCGTCGTAGCGCCGGAAATGTCTACGGACGCGGGCGAAATGATGATGCTGTTTGCCGACGTGGTAGACGCCGACGATACCGCCAACAAGGTGGCCGATTTGGTATTTTCTGAAAAAATGAGAGCCGGGCGCGTTGTTCCGTACCTTTCCCATTTCAAACAGAAATATTCGGCCGGGACTTTCGGCGCGGTTATTTTCCAGCCGTTCGCCGTTGCGTCCATGCTGGGCATCTAGAACATATAAGGAGGCAATATGTCCAAGAAAAACAAAAGCGCGCAGACCGCTCAAAGTTCTGCGAAGAACGTAACTCAGGTTTCCGCCGCTGCCCGCCCGCAGGGCGGAAATTTTGTTACGGTGATGTCAAAACTTCCGTGGGGGCTGACGTTTGCGACGCCGGACGGCAAAAAACACGTCATTAACGGTATGAATCAGGGGCTGCTGGTCAAAACCGAGGGAATGCTCGGCCGTTATGCGGCAACCCGGCTTGATGCCGAAGTATGGGAGTATTTTGCCAAAGCGCACGCGGAACAGGATTATCTGAAGAAAAAGGCGATTTTTGCCGAAGTGCGGGAAAGCGACGCCAAAGCCAAGGCCAAAGAGCTGGAAAAGGACGTCAAAACCGGTATGGAGCAGATTGACCCCAAAGACGTTCCGGGAATCCAGACCGCCGACAACACGAAAAGCAGCCAGGGAGTTACGGCCTAATGTCCAGTCAGCAGGTAGTTGTTTTTGATGTGCAGGAGTTTTTAAGCCGCTATCCCGAATTTGCCGGGGAATTTACGGACGAGCAGCTGCAAAACTTCTTTGATATGGCCACCGGCATATTGAATGACACTTATTCAACGCCGGTATGCGATTATGATCTGCTCAAGACGATGCTCTACCTGCTGACGGCGCATATTGCGTTTTTGTTCGGGCGAGGGGCCGGAACGGCGGGCAATCTGTCATCGGCAAGCGAGGGTTCCGTTTCGGCATCGTTCACGATGTTGCAGAACCTTCAGGCGCAATGGTTTAATCAGAGCCAGTACGGGCAGCTTTTCTGGCAGATGTCGCTGCCTTACCGGCTGGGGCGCTATATTCCGGCTTGCGGGTGCTGAAATGGGGAAATTTGCCAATGTCAAAATAGACCTTTCCAAAATCGTGAAGATGACGGAAAAGCTGGAAAAAGAGCTGAAAACCGGTTATAAAGGGGCAAAGGTCGGCTATATTGAAGGGCAGAAACATATAGACAGTAATACGGATTTATCGGTTATTGCGCTAAGAAACAATTTCGGCGACCCGGCAAACAAAATCCCGCCACGGCCGTTTATGTCAAATGCCCGGAACGAGATTGCAGGAAAAATCCCGAAAATTGTCAAAAAACGTATTGAAGGGGGCGAGAGCCTGAACCGGATTGTCATCCGCATTGCACATTATATGGAGGCAACGCTCCGTAAATCTTTTACCAAATATTATGAGCCCAATGCGCCTATAACCATACACGGCGGATGGATGAGGCGGCACGGCAAATCTTTTTATGTCAAAGGCAAGGGTAATCGTCCGCCGCTTATCCATAGTTTTGACCTGCAAAACAGCGCCCGCGCGGGAATTGTAGACGGCAGAGGAAAAGTCATTTTACTACCGCCGCGCGAGAAGAGAAATAAATCTTGACAGATTAACCAAAATTTAGTATATGGTATGTACTAAAATTACACGAGCCCCGAGTTTCGGGGGATGAGAACCGTGAATATCAAATAGCGGTCGGCGTGCCTCGTGTATCGTTAGTTGAGTCCCCCACCTGCTCATATTTCAGGTGGCAATACTAGAAACGAGGTAAATATGACTAATGTTGTAACATTTAATGGTAAAGAGTTAGAGTTAATCAGTCAAAACAATCAGTTATATATGACACTCTCGCAAATTGCGAGTGCGTGAGAATATAACAACAGCTCGTCAATCAATGATATTTTAACGCGTAATCAATCTGAATTTGATGATGAAATGACCTGCCTCATCAAACACGGGCGGACGCGGGTGCGGATATTCAACCGTGAAGGGTGCTGGCTTATCGGGATGTTTGCCCGCACACCCAAAGCGGCAGAGTTCAGAAAGTGGGTGTTAAAGACGTTGGGTGAGGCAGCTGACAATAAAATCTCAGCTCCTGCGCTTAACAAATCGGACATCAGGTCGGCTCTGTACGATTACTTTGACGAGGTGATGCTAAACGAAGAAATGTTGCCGAAGTGGCGGGCGATGTTTCAACGCTGGATGCGCGATGTTATCTTTAGCGAAGATTATTTCGGAGCGTTAAAAAAGCTTATGATTCCGTGGGTGAAAGAGGCGTTTAAAGGCGGAGACGCCGCCGTGTGGAACGATTTTATCGCTATGGGGATGGAAACACGAGCCAATGCCTTGCTGGAAGCTAAGAAAAAAGAGCTTGCCAAAGAGATTAACAGGATTTTGGCTGCGTAAAATCAAAGGACAGGGCTTGACAACCCTGTCCCGTCCTGCTATTTCTTAATAGACAGGAAAATTCGGAGTTTCCGAATAACAATAATAAATTTTATTATCATTATTAGTCCTTTCAAATAATATGAAAGGGGAAACCCACAACCTATTTTAAACTTGACAAATCAAGAAAAATAGGCTATCTTAACTTCAGGAAAGAAGTTAAAGTGGGTTTAACCCCTTTCTAGGTTAAGACAAGCCCGGTGTTGCAGCACCGGACTTTTCTTTTATATAAGATTCGTTTTTAAAGTCAAGCTCCGGGAAAACGGGGCTTTTTTTATGGAGCGGGGATGTCGCTTAATCTTCACGAACTGGTCGGAGATTTTTTAACCGTCGTTAATGACTGGCAGCAGCTGCTTTTTACCCATACATCGGTAGAATGGAAACCTGACAGCCGCGATCCCGTAACGACGACGGAAACTTTTACCGTTCGCGGGAAGATACAGCCGGCCTCTTTGCAGGAATTGCGTGAGTTAGGCTTTAACCTGACCGAATATCAGTATTTCAAGGTGTTTATTACCGGCACGCCGACACAGCTTGACCGGCTGCGCCAGTTTGGTTCGGACACTTTTGTCTGTAACGGTTACAAATACAGGATTGTTGCCAAAGAAGCTTGGGATGACGCCGGCTGGCGCGAGGCTTACGCGTACCGTATGGAGTATGTTGATGCGGGAAAATGAACTATACGATTATCTGCAGGGGCTGATGCCGGCGCTCCAGTTTGTCAACCCTTATCATGACGACGTTCCGCTGCCGCCGCCGGACGTTGATTTCGCCACGATGAACATTATGCCGGTTTCGCCGATTGGGTGGAGCCAGCAGCGGCAGAAAAGCTATGACAGTGAAACGGGCGTTGTAACGCTTTACCAGGATATTGAGCGCGTTTACAGGATACAGTTTGATTTTTACGGGCCGAACGCCTTTTACAATGCCGAAGTGTTTCAACATACTCTTCAGGTTAATCTGGTTAAGCCTCACGGGGCGCTGGTTGACCTGAAAAAGACGGGAGATATCCGCAACCTCTCGTTTTTGCAGGAAAACAAAGCCTATATGCGGCGTTACAGTTTTGACGCGGAGGTTTTTGCGGTAGACACGATAGAGACGGCGTCGCCTGCCATAGAAACCGCAACCGTCAAAATTATCAACCGGGGAAACAATTTTAACTAATTTTTTTTGAGGATAAAGACCATGAGTTTACCTTTTTCCAAGTTTGTACCGATTTCAGCGTCGGTTCAGTCTCCGTCATTCACGGTGGAGAAAAAACATATGCTGCTGGCCATGGACAACGCGCTTATTCCGACAAGTTCGGCCTATCTTGAATTTTCGGGAAGTTCCGCCGTTGCCGCTTTCGGCGCTTATTTCGGCAAGAATATTCCCGAATATGCCGAAGTGCAGAAGTATTTCGGATATTTGAGCAAGACGGGAACCAGCCCGGACAAGCTGGTTGTTGCGCGCTGGTACAAAGAAGCCGCAGCCCCGTTTATCAAAGGAACATCATCTGTTGCAGAGCTTTCAGAATTAAAAGCGGTCAGCGAGGGAAGTTTTAATGTTTCATTTGACGGCACGGAATTTCTGGTAGTGGTTGACCTGAGTTCGGCCAACAGCTATTCGGATATTGCGACAACAATCCGCAATGCGATTATCGCTAATTCTTCTGCGGGCGATATGTTTGGCAATGCCACGGTTGAGTACAGTTCTATAACCAGAGGATTTATCATTACGGCCGGCGAGACAGGAAAAGGCCATACCGTCGGGGCGGTAACCGCCGGGACAACCGGAACGGATTTGAGCGCCATGCTGGGGTTGAATGATGCCGTGCTGTCTCAAGGCGCCGATGCGGAAACTTTTGCCGAATTTTGCGACCGGCTGCTAAACGCCAATTCCTCCGGCTATTCCATTACGACGCTGGAAAATTTGGAACAGGCAGATATTGAAGCGGCTGTACAATGGCTGCAGGGGAGTATCGGCGAACAGACGATTTATTCCCTTGTGCGCCTTGTTTTTAACTTTACGGACAAAGAAACGTTTAAAACCGTACAAGAGGCGTTGATTGAAAAGGGATATACGGGATATGTTGCCTGTGTTGACCTGAATTCGGAAAACATCAATATTCTGGATTGTGCAATATGTGCAACGATTGATTTTGAAACGGCCAACGGCACAATCAATTTTAACTTTCAGCCGGCAACAGGCTATACCCCGATTACCAAGCTCGGCACGGTGGTAGATTATCAGCAGGGGCAGACCAATCTGGGGTTGGCTGAGGAATTGGACAATCTTTACGGTTCTTATATTTACTCCGTCGGTTTCGGTTCGCAGGAACAGGTTTTGTACGGCATGGGGCTGATGGCGGGTGATTTCGGCACGGAAGATGTGCAGGTCAACGAATCATGGCTGGAAAAAGACACGCAGACGCGGATTATGAATGGATTTATCGCTTTGAATAAACTGAAGCTACAGGGAACTGATGCCAAGGAATTTCTGAGTACAATGATTGCGCCTTCGTACGAAAAAGGCAAGACCAACGGAACGATTGCGCAAGACGGTACGGTTTCGGAAGCGGACCGTAACAGTATTTATCAGGCCATGGGCGTAGCGGGAGCTGCGGATTCTGTAGAGCAGAACGGTTATTATTTTCAAATAGAAGACCTGAGCGATGAGGATATCAGGCTTAAGCGGGCGAGGGTCAAAGCGGCCTATCTGTGCGGCGGCGTGATTAACAAGGTCAGAATCAGCAATACATTATATGGAGCGTAACAATGATAAATCAGGATATTTCAACAAACAAAACCGGGTTTCAAAACCTTGAATATTCATTAACAGCATTGCCGGTTTTGGCATATTTGAAACTTGACGGCATTGCCGAAGACGGCGTGCAGTGGGAGCGCCCGCAGCCTTCTGTTTTGGAAAAAGGGGCAGACGGCAAGGCGAAAGTGGTGCAGAAACCGGTAGTTTATGCCTGTACGATTGCGCTGATGCCCAATTCCAACTCCCGTCTGGCACTCGACAACCTGTGCGACGCAACGCAGGCAAAATACGGCAGACGCCTTGTAGACTATGCCATGGTTTTTAATGTGTCCAACTATACGACAGGAGTTAAAACGGTATATTCGGGCGGGACAATTGAAGAATATGACGGCGGCGATTCCGCAACCAGAGACGACGGGCAGGGAAACAAAGTTTACCGTTTGTCTTTTGCCGACCGTATTTCAATGCCTTTGTAAAATTAAAAGGAGACCTTAATGCAAAAAGTAGTCAAAATTGAAATAAAAGATATGGACAAGGCGTTAAAGTTTAATATCCGCCTGTTTAACGCCATGGAAGGACTTGATTTTATTGATAAGAGGATTGCCGAAAAATCCCGTTCGATAAAGGAGTGCCTTAAAGATTTGCTGCCGCTTGCGACCCTTATGGATTCAAGCGGCACAAATGCTGTTGCCGAGATGAGCCTTGAAAACTCAGCCTCATATTTTGAAAGTCCTCTTGCGCCGATAGAACTGGGAATTAAAATTCTCGAGCATCAAATGGTTTTTATGAAAAGCTCCGAAATATTCCGTCCGTACGTCAGTATTCTCGAAAAGATGTATCGTTTGCCGATTTCGGAGAGTCAAACCTCATCTTCAACATTCTCACTCCCGAAATAAGCGTAACAGATTTAAATCGTATAGATTTGGGCGACCTGTATTTATGCAACCTCGCCCAATATGTCCGGGTTCAAAATGAATATGCGGCGTATAACCGCGCCAGAGACAAGGCAAAATAAATGTTTTCCGATGCCGTTATAAATTTCTTCATCAATTCCAAGGAAGCCGAAAGGTCGCTTGACAAACTTACCAAAAAGTTTGAAAACGCCGGTGATTCTATGGCCAACAGCCTGCTTTCCAAGCTGGGAGCCATTACCGCCGGGGCGCTCGGCATAAAAGGGCTGACCGAAGTTTATAACGAAATGAAGCAGATTATCCATCTTGCCGAATTATGGAATATGCCGATTGAGAAGCTGCATCAGTTTGTCAATATGTTTCAGCTTTTCGGGGGGACGGTGGACGATGCCGTGTCTTCCGTCGACCGTTTGCAAAATTTGCAGAAGGCCTTAATCAACGAATCTTCCGGGGAGTTAAAGGAACTTTCCGCCCGTTTGGGGGTAAATCTGGCCGGCCAGGATTATCTGGGCGCGATAGAGCTTATCCGGTCGCGTTTTAACGCTTTGACCGATTACGGCCAAAAAATGGTTCTTGATGCTTTGGGCGGAGATGAAAACAATGCGCTAATTCGCATGCTTCGCGCCGGTCCAAACGAGTTTATGGGAAAGTGGAACGAAGCCGGGAGCTTTACGCTTCTGACCGAACAGACGAAAAGGGATTTTATCGAAATTGAACAAAATATCGGGAAGATTCAGGTTGCGCTTAATTCCATCGGTTTGGAAATGTTGCAAGGTCTGGCACCGGCAATCAAGGGTTTTTCTGACAGTCTGGCCGATTTTGCGAGGGACACGGAGACACGCGATAAAATTGCCGATATTGTTAAGCTTTTTGCAGCTTATAAGGCGTCAGTGCTTTCGCTTCGCATTGCAATAGGTCTGTTGCTGCGCCCGTTTGCCTTGTTGGGAATTGCCGCAGGGCTGGTTTATATCAACTGGGACAAACTGCAAAAACCTTTTAATGACTTTCTGGCTAAAAATCCAGAATTAAACAAAGCGTTTGACGATTTGGCAGAATTAGCCAAAGCTTTTGCCGATGCCCTTGCTTCGGGCGATTGGCAGACTTTTTTCGACAGGATTGACAATACGATTAAGAAGTATGAAACGCTGAAAGACCTGTTAGACATCATTGCCAAAAGCGGAAAATTTATTCTTTCAGGTTTTGGACTGGCTGAGCCGGATGACAATGATGTTTTGACTTATGATAAGGCGATGGGACGGTTATCCGACAGGATTGACGCTTTAGGAGATTGGATTTTGGAAAAAACCGGGTTAAAAACGTATATAAAACCGGGGGCCGAATGGTTTGGGGAAGGCATAAGGGGCGCAAGCCCTATGGATACAGGACGCCCTTATCTGCCGTATTTTTCCGAGCCAAATCAAAATACGGCATATTACGACAACCGTACATATACTTTTAATAATCCGAGCGAGAGGCAGATACAGCTGGCAACACAGCGGGAAAGCGTCTTATATCAGAATACGCGCGGCAACCGCAGCGGCGCATTTAACTACAGAAGCGGGAGCGTCTCATGATTTTGAGCATTGCAAATGATATCTGGCAAAGATTAAACAATTATACCTACGGAATAAAGTCGGCTAACAGCGATAAAGTCTGGCTGGAATTTGATACGATAGACGAATGCCAGTTTCACGGTTCGGCGACAGTTACCAAGTATCCGCTGGAAAACAATACTTACTATACCGATTACAAATACTCGAACCCCGATGACTTGATGCTTAAGGGGGCGATTTCGGTCAATTCGCTGATAAGATTTGGCGATGCTGAATACAACCTTGACGGTATAACCAACAAGACATCGCTTGTGGAACTTATTCGCAATCAGTGTTCAGAGCTTTGCAGAAATATGATTTTGCTGGATATTCAGACCCGCAATTCAGGCTTGAGAAAAAACTTTACCATGAACGATTTTGTTATTAACGAAACGCCGGGCAACTATAATATGCTTGAGGTAGATATGATTTTTACCGAGGTCTTGCGTTTGACTGCAGAGGGAACAATGCTGCGCAATGTTGCCGACAGCAATATGCAAAAAGCGGGTATTGTTGAAACCCGCGACGTTAATCTGGGAAGGTGGTGGATGTAATGCAAACGGCAATCAACCTTATCCAAACGCCGGTTCAGGAACTTTCGGCAACAATTACCGATGCGGCAGGCTATCGGCGGATTGTCGGCATCAGCCTCAGAACGATGAAAGACGGCAGCCTTATTGCCGACATTACTGTTGACGGCGAGGTACAGAGGTATGGTGTCAGATGTATAGACAAGATGCCGCTGTTGCTGAACAATGCATTAAAAGGAAATTTGTATTTTTATGACACTTTGGGCAATACAGACCCCGTCTACAGCGGGTTTAATGACAGATACCTGCTTATTTTTGATACGGAATACAGTTTGGTGTAAGGAGAAAACATGAAAACATATATTGAAAACCCCAAACGCTGGGAAAGCTTTGTCATGACCAAAGAAAATCTGCTTAACGGAAATGCGACACATAGTGCGAAGGCTTTTCAGGACTTGATGGAAAGATTTAACACCTGGGCGCAAAATAATGGTTATGGCATTATATATAATGAACAAATCGGTTATCATGCCGTTAAAAAAGCAAATTATACCGATGGTGTTATCCTGGCGGATTTGCCAGTTTCGGGGTTTAAACTTGCCAAACCGGAAGAGGCGCTTAAGATAGCCAATGAGGAAATCAGACGCCGGCGTTCGACCCTTATGGCTAAAGAGGCTGACCCGCTCAAATACGACTACGAGGAAGCCCTTGCAAGGGGAGACAAGAGCGCAAAGGAACTGAAAAGGCTATGGCTTGCTAAGAAAGACGAAATCAGGGAAAATTTGCCTTATCTGAAAGAAAATGAAGAATAACTGGGATATTCCGAAACGGTATTTACGCCTCTCCATTTATCGGAAAAGCAGCCCGGAGCAGCTCTTGACCCAACTGACTGAAGATGCGGATGTTGAGTTTAACACCTCGGCAGCGGTGACGGGGGCGTTGAACGAAGCCAATATAATTATCGGCGGTCTGAAAAAAGAAACGATGTTTTTTTTGGCGACATCGGCAACACCGTGGTTAAAGGACTGGGTACAGGCGCGGATTGTGCTTGAAGCCGGGTATTATAACCGCCACGCGCGCATTTTTGACGGGGTGGCAATGGATTCCGTCATGGATATGGAGACGGCGGACGGGAAAGTTACGATTAAAGCCATGTCTATGTTTGAAGAGCAAACGGAAACCAAAAGCTATACGTTTGAGGGGGACGTTTCGGTTAATCAGATAGCCTCAAGTTTTGCCTCCGATTTGGGGCTTCCTCTTGTTTCGGAAATTTCCGACGATTTGAAAGTCAGCAATTACGCGCTCAGAAATGAGTCCGCAATTCAGAATCTTCGCAATCTTGCCGACCAGACGGGACTGGAAATTTATATGCATAACGGGCGCGTTTATATCAAGGAACCGAGTGCTCCACTCGAGAATATTCCGGCCTTGACGTTTGGCTCAAAGGATATTGTCGGCGTTCCGCAGCCGACGCCTCTGGGGGTTGACGTCAATGTCCGCATGACAACCGAACCGGTAACCGGGCAGCAAATTATTATTGATTCGTTAAAATTTCCGCAAATCAAACAAGCCAAACTTCAGTTGCAGACCCTGCGGCATATCGGCAAGACCCGGGGAACGCAGTGGTACACACAGCTGGTTTTGCGCGGCAAGGATTTTGGATGGTACAAATGAAAAATATTCCCCAGTTTAATCCAGCAGATATTTCCAGCGAATATGCGCTTTTAAATGCGATTATCAAAGACTATCTGGCAAAGAACCTGGCAACCGTGCAACCGGTTCAGGTGATTAAAGTTTATGAAGATAACAGCTTTGTAGATGTCGCGCCGTTGATAGAAGTTGAAGACACATCGGGAAATCTGCTCGCGATTGGCGCAGAAGATACGATTTATTCGATTCCCGTAATCCAGCATTTCGGCAACAACTGCCAGATAACGATAGCCCCGGGCGTCGGGGATATCGGATTTCTGTTAGCGTCAAAGTATGATTTGTCAAATTATAAAAAGACGAAGAAAACGGCTGCTGCCGGTTCGTATCGGCAGTTTAACTGGGCGGACGGCGTATTTTTGCCGCTGACGTTCAATCAGACAGGAGCGGGAGTTATTTTGCGCAACAACCAAACGCAGATAGACCTGCAGGACGGCCGAATCAACATTACCGGCGACGCTTTGGTTATAAACTGCAAAACCGCCGAGGTTAATGCCGAAACTTCGGCAACGGTCAATTCTCCTGCGGTTAATCTTGGCGGCGAGGGAGGTCTGGGTGTTGCAAGATTGGGAGATGCCGTGGAGGTTAACGTAACATCCGGTTCTTCTGCCGGGACGTGGAGCGGTACGATTACGGCAGCGAGTTCGATTGTAAAAGCAAAGTGAGGAGGCTATGGAAAGTTTAAAGATTGATGCAGACAATAATCTGGTTTTGACGCAGGGAAATCTGGCAATAGCTGCAGGTGTTGATGCTTGTGCGCAGGATACAAGGACACGCATCGGTTTTGCCAGAGGGGAAAATCCATACGATACGGCAGCCGGTACGGATTATTTCAGCAACATATTAGGCAAAATGGGCGGCACCGACTATATTCGCGAACAAATCCGTTCCCGCATTATGGACAACAGTGAAATCACCCAGATAAACAACCTTTCGCTAACCCACGAGGGCGGAACTTTAAATTTGGCGGCGAAAATTTCAACTATTTATGGGAATATCAGCTTATGAATACTCTTTTCAGCGTAACGAGCGACGGCGTTATTACTGTTGACACGTCGAAAATTAAAGAATCTTTTCAGGAGGCGTATAAAGGCGCTTTGGGCAGCGATTTGAATCTGGAAGACAGCACCGTTCAGGGGCAGCTCATCCTTAACGATACGGAAAATCTGACAACGACAATGAACGAGGTTGTGACCATGGCCAACTCTTTTTCCGTCTATACGGCAAAAGGAAAGGCACTGGATGTCGCCGCAGCCTATTTTGGCTATTATCGCAAAAGCGGCCGGAAGACGGTCGTGTCTGCGACCTTAACCGGAGCTGTCGGGACGATTATCCCCGCCGGTTCTATTGCATCAAACGGCGAAAATGAATTTGTATCGTTAAATAAAGTGACGATACCGCAGAGCGGGAGCATTTCTGTCCAGTTCCAGGCCACAAGCGCCGGAGCGATAAATTGTGCGGCAGGAACGCTGACAACGATTGTAACGCCGATTTCCGGCTGGGACAGCGTTACCAATGAACTGGGCGGCATTGTCGGCGCGCCAGAAGAAAATGACAACGTTTTCCGGCAGAGGATTACAGCTAACTGGCTGAATATCAGGGCAAAGACCATTTTGGGGGCGCTGATTGACAATGTGGCGCAATTGGCCGACGTTGTGAGCGTTTTGGGGCGAGAGAATTATACCGATGAAAGTATTATGATTGATGACGAGACTCTGTCGCCCCATTCGGTTTATCTTTGCGTTTTAGGCGGCGTAGATGCAGATATTGCAGAAATTATGGCTAAATTTAAAACCGTCGGCGCGGGGGTTAACGGCGATACGGATATTTCATATTATGACGAAGTCGCTAAATTTACTTATAACTATAAAATTCGCCGCCCTACTTTCAAGCCAATAACAATTAAAGTTACTTACAGCGAGAACAGCTATACTCCGGCAGACGTTGAAGACATTATTAAAAATATCCTGACGCAATACATTGCCGATAATCCGTTTCAAATCGGACAAGTTATTTCGTCGGTCGTTTTGTCGCAGGCGCTGGACAGTTTTAACCAGGCGAACCTCTTAAATCTACAGGTGGCGAATGGCCCGAATTTTGTAGATTATCTGCAAATGCAGATTGATGATGTCGGCGTTTTAGAAGAAATCGTATTTGAAAAGGTGGGCTAATGTTTAAGGAAGTTGCGTTAGACATACTGCAAAAACAATACGGTTATACCAACGTTTCCGATTTGATGATAAAGCGCGCCGCCGTGTGGGATAATTATCTCGGCGACGTATCCGAACGTTTTATTACGGAAATTCTGGATTATAACACCTGTATTCCCGAGGCTCTTGACTTTATTTGGGGGCGTATGCTGAAAGTTACCCGCACTTTTGCCGGCGCAGACGGGGAAAACTTTTCTTTAAGCGACGACCAATTTAGGGAGATTATCAAAATCAGGGCTTTCGGTACGATTTGGGACGGCAGCGTCTATAAGATGAACCGTTTTTTGCAGGATTTGTTTAAAGACCGGGGAACGGCCTATGTCCAGGACAGCCTTGATATGAAGTATGAAATCTTCGTTTTTGACTTCGCGCTTGAGCCCTGGGAAGAATATTTGTTTTTATACAAGGATATTTTGCCGCGTCCGGCCGGCGTAGGCATCGCAATTTATAATTTGTTTACCGATTCGACGTTCGGTTTTGAGGGAACGGAATTTCAGCCGTTTAATCAGGGCGTACTGTGGAACGGGCAGCTAACGAAAGGGTAGATGATGAAAGCAGCTGATTTTGAATTGCCGCAGGTTTTGGCGGGGGCTTTTGCCTATAACGGCGAACGCAACGAGATTGCCGAAGACGCAACCGGAAATTATCTGGCATCGTTGGAGCAGGGATTTCCGCCGATAACCATGCAGCCGAAATCTTCGGGAGGGACGCCGCCGGACGGCAAGGACTTTAACGGGCTCGGCTATCTTTTGAGCCAGTTTTATTTTTATATACAAAACGGCGGCAGCTATACCTTTAACGCCGACGTTTCTGCCAAAATCGGCGGTTATCCGAAAGGGGCGCGTTTGTGGTACACATCGGCAGTAGGCGAAGTTATGTTATTGGAATCGGCAATTGACGACAATACCTTTAACTTTAACACGGATTCATCTGTCATCGGTACACAGTGGAAAGAAGTTATTCCGACCAAGGCTTATGTTGATGCCGCGATTGCTGCCGCAACGGTTGGCAAGTTTATGCAACTTACGGGCAATGTAAACGAGACGGCAACCGGCATCAAAACGTTTACCGGCAATGACGGGCAAGCCGATGAGGTATTTGAATTACGGGTAAGCCGATACGGTTGTAATTTCCGGCGATGATGAAAATCCGCTTTTGGGCAAAAAGTTGGTTTTAGAAAACAAACGCCGTCAAACCGGCTCCGGCAGTTCCGGCGATATGAATGCAATATCTTTTCGGGCATCTGACGGGCAGTATGCGGCAATAACCGGCGGAATAAACGGGAATGTACCGTATCTGGGCTTTACATTAGGAAGTTCAGCGCCTCTTATGCTGTATTCCAACGCGGTTAACCTATTCCAGCCGACAAGCATAACATTAAGCAGCGGGGGGCGCTTTTTGACAGGAAGCTTATCGTCTATTACGCCTAAAGCATATTTGGAGATAGGCTCCGAAAGCATCGGACAAACGACGACATGGGGGTTGACCAGCGGGTCAGGCGTGCAGACTTTTGACACCGGTATCCGATTTGTGCGTTCGACGGCGATGACTGGCTGGGCGGAGCTTTACCAGAAAGGGGCTCCAAATTATTTTCCGGGAGGACAATCGGCGTTTTCTTTTGATATTGCCGACAGTGACAGCTCATACAAAATCGCATACACAAAATGGGTAAAGCGCCAGATTGACCGTAAGCTGGAATACAGCAAAGCGCAGAAAATCACATCTGGTTTTGTTACGGCTGCTCCGGGATGGGTTTTTGTAACCGGAAATACAGTAGGCGGAAGTATCAATCTTTATATCAATAATGTTTTAATTGCCACAGCCAATGGTAACGGCTACAATAAAGACAATTCGACGATGTTGGCACAAATTAAGGTTACAACCGGAGATTCAATCATATTTACAAACAATCCGAATGTCTTATATGTTCCGTTTGAGGCGGGAACATCCGCTTACAATGATGATGAATACAATACGGAAATAGAGACAATAGTTAATGAAATTAACGGGGAGGTTGTATGATGGGAACGTTGGTTGAAAAATTGGATTATCTGGAGCAAACAAAAAAAGATATCCAACAGGCTATAATTGCCAAAGGAGTGGAAGTTGGCAATGATGTCACTTTCCGGGATTATGCAGCCAAAGTTGCCGCAATTTCCGGCGGAGGCGGCGGCGAAACGGTTTTTGCGGTAAATAATACGGGCGCGGCGGTAACAAAGGGGACGAAAGCGCTGCTAAACAGCCACCAGCGGGAAACGACGGCAACGGCAGAAAAGCTGATTAACACAAACACGGAAAGCAGAATGTATTTTCCTTTTTGCAAGGGAAATGACGTTTATGCAATTTTCGGAAGCGGCCTGTACAGCCTGACCTACACACCGGAATCCGGCAGCTGGACGGCGACAAAGCTTAACCTCGCCACCGTTGGCGGAAAGTTTATCGATTTTATTGACGGTAACATCTGCTCTGCTGTACAGGAAAGGCTTATACGTTACACGGTAAATACGCAGTCGATTTATCCGCACGGCATTATCAATCCGGCGGCATATTATATCGGGCAGTACAACGGGGAAGGGCGGTGTCTGGCCTGTATCGACAGCCGCTTGGTTTTGACGACATACGATTTTGCCACGGATACCATCGGGACGGAAGTGCTGTGTGATATCCGGGCGGGTTGGACAAGCAACTCCAGTGCGGAGCACGGGCGTGTCATTCGTCTGGGTAACAAAGTGCTGGTCTGGTTCACTGACACGGTTTACATTCTTGATTTGACGACAAATTCGGTTATCGGAACGACGGCGAATATTGAAGACGTCGCGTATGCGACAGGGTGTGAACCCGGAGATTATGTTTTTGTGCATATTGAACAGTTGAATTTAAATACCGGCGCAACGATGACGGTTTATAAAATTGATGAGAATTATCAGTTGGTTGCCGATACGCCGAGGATTTTGCTGCCGTGGACTTCGGTCAAGGTGCGGATGTTTTACAATGCGTCGACAGGCGTCTTGAACATAGGAACGGCGGAGATGTGGGCGGCGTACCAGTTTAATCAGGAGAGCAAAACCTTTGCCAGTATTGCCGCGGACGTATTGCCACCCTCAGACAAAGCGGACGGATACTTTATGACGTTTGACATCACCGCAGACCGGACAAAGGCGGCGATGTGCTATTACACGAGCAGGAATTATCTGAACGCATACAACCTTTCAAACGCTTCCGATGCGGTTTATGCCGACCCGGTGGATTTGTTCCATTTTTACCCGGATAATTCGGTAACCGGGTTTGCCACCGGGGCAACGGACGAAACGGGAAAATATGAGTTTAAGACAGTAACGGGAGCATAACAATGAGCGATACGGAAATAAAGCAAAAAGTTATCGAAAAATTGACCAGAAGGCAGCTGTTTATCATCTGCCTTTTTTTAATCCTCTGCGGCTGTGTGGTCGGCGTAGCGGCGGCAATTTATGCGCCCGGAGCATTGGCGGCAATTTGGGGGGCATTATGATGAGCTGGGAAGGAATGTGCGCCATTGCGGCGATTGCCGGGGTGGCGATGAATTTTATCCGTTTCGGCAAATGGCAAGGGGCGATTGAGGCGAAAGTTGATGTATTGGAGCGGGAATCTGCGGCGGCAATAAACAGGTTTGACGTGGTGGGCAAAAGGCTGGAGGAAAACAGCAAGCTTCTGGCCGAGCTTAATGCCAAGCTGGGGATTTTGCTTGATGAACATTATCAGAGGGGGAATCATGGCTGAAGACTGGGAAATGCGGCGGCTGGAGTTTCACGAAGGCTGTAGGCTCATGCCGTATCGTTGTACGGCAGGGAAATTAACCATCGGTATCGGGCGGTGTATTGATACAAACCCGTTCACCAAAGAAGAGCTGCAAGCCGTGGGCGACTGGAAACACGGAATTACCCGCAATGCGGCGTTGATGCTTTTGCGGAATGATATTGACCGCTGCAAAAATGAGCTGTCGGGGTTGGATTTTTATGCCAAGCTTGATTTGGAGCGAAAATACGCTTTGCTTGATATGTGTTTTCAGTTAGGTTTTAAGGGGCTGTGCGGGTTCAAGAAAATGCTCGAGGCGATGCGTTGGGGCAAGTGGGTAAAAGCGGCGGAAGAGTGCCTGAACTCGGACTATGCGCGGCAGACACCGGCACGGGCGAAACGGATTGCAAGGCTGATTAAAGAGGGGATTTGGCTGAGGGAATAGGGTGATTTCCTCAGCTGCTTTTTTCTTTCTTAAGTATTTGTTTTGTATTGGTTATGGGGTGATTTCGTGAGGAGTGAATGACTAAATTTTTAACATACGCTCTGGCGGGGCTGCTGCTGGCGCTGTATGTCTCGGTGAGCCTGTATATCGAGCGGGGCAGGGAGATTGCGGCATTGCAGGGCGAAAAGAGTGCCCTGTCTGGGAAAACATCATTTTTGGAGGCGGAAATTGCGAAACGAGATGAAAAGGCGTTGGACGCCGATAAGCGATTGTGCGAGATTGAGAAAGCAGCAGCGGCGGAGAAGGTGCGCGCCGCACAGGCTAAAGAGGGCGGTTTTGATTGGGACAGCCCTCTGCCTGCTGATGCTGTTACTTTGCGGCTGCGCCAGGACTGAATATGTTTACGTCGAAGCGTCGCGCGAGCCGATAACGTGCCACCGGCACATGAAGACGTTTTTGGATATGGCGAAGTGTCTGGAGGAATATAAAGCAAAATATTAGCCTGTAACAGATTACAGACAAAGTGATTAGTTTGTATTTTGTTGTTGACAAATTAATTAGCTTGTGTTTTATTACTGACAACGTAATTAGCTTGTGTTTTATTACTGACAACGTGATTAGCTTGTATTTTGTTGTTGATAATATAATTGGCTTATATTCGTATAATCAATATTTATTATAGGAGGTTACTTGTGATGGAAAGTTTTATTTTGAAAAAATTTCCTGCAGTTCTAAAAGATTTTCCTTTGGATTATCCTACACAAGAAGCTGAAAAATATTTGTGCAAATATGATGGAATGGTTGAATTTGTTTATTCTCCAGAAATATTGACAACTATCTTATTTTATCAAGAATCTGTTATGTCTTCAAGATTGGAGGGAACAGTTGCAACGATTACGGATATTTTAAATTATAAAGTAGGTAAGGATGTGTCTGTTCAAATAGGGATGGATGTAACAGAAATTGAAAATTACAAGGACGCTTTGGGGTATTGCTTAACCGAAGCTGAACAAACCCAGTTTAAAATCACAAATACGCTTATTAAAAATATTCAATATATAATATTAAATAAATCACGAGGTAATGATAAACTAAAAGGAGAGTTTAAGCAAAAACAGAATTATATTGGCAATAAATTAAATAAGGAAATTACTTACATACCAGTATCTCATTTGCATACTGAAGAATATATGGATAATTTAATAGAATTTATAAATACAGAGGATACAATAAATCCGTTGGTAAAGATTGCAGTCATTCATGCTTATTTTGAATTAATTCACCCTTTTGAAGATGGAAATGGACGTGTCGGGAGGATTCTTGTCCCTATTTTGTTAAAAAAATATAATTTGCTATCAACTCCTTACTTTTATATAAGTTATTATTTGTCGCAAAATCGTGAACGCTATATATCTGCACTCGAAACTATTTCAAAACAAAATGAGTGGCATCCGTGGATTGTTTTTTTTATTGAGGCAATACAAAGACAAACTGAAATTTTAATTCATCTGTTGCGTAGATTAAAAAATATAAGGCAAGAAACTGAAAAGAAGATAAGTAATTTAAAATCACAGTTTTCATTTCAAATTGTGAATTTCTTATTTAAACGTATAAAATTTACAACAACTAAGTTTATAGAAGAAACGGGAATAAACCCCAATACGGCACGTCTTTTATTAAAACAAATGGAAAAATTGGAAATTATTGAAGTAGAAGAAAAGGGGAGTGGGCAATCTCCTTCTATTTATCGTTTTAAAGATTTATATGTTATGGTGGAAGAAATTTCCGTGTAACCTATTTGCCGATGTTTGCAAAATGATACAAAAAGAGCACACCATGAGGGAGGTGTGCTTAACTTTAACCATATATACAAATAATAGAACTTTTGTTTAAAGTCGATAATTTTTTGAGGTTGATTTGAAAGAAATTTATATTGTTCATGCCGATGCGTATATAGGCTGTTACAAGCCGGGGAAATGCCCGATGATAAGCTATGCGCCGCGGGAGAAGTTTCTTGATTTCGTGAAAGGGCTGCGTGAGGATTATCCAGACTTTAAGCTCCGGTGTGTGGTGAATGAGGGAATAAAAGAGCTGGTGCTGAAGAAAGTGCGAAGCGACAGGATGCAGATTTTATTGGTTAAAGAGAATCGGGAAAGATGACTGTGCTAATTTTGTGCTAAAAGTTCGAAAAGAATCGGCAAAAAACAGCACAAAACGACAAGAAGAGAGGGCTTAAGAGTCCTGACGAAAAACAAAGCAAATCAAGAAAAACCAAGCCCTCAGCGATGGTGCCGTTTAGTGGACTTGAACCACCGACCCACGCATTACGAATGCGTTGCTCTACCAACTGAGCTAAAACGGCAACGGAAGTATATTTATCAGGTTAATTTGAAAATGCAAGTGTTTTTTTGCATGGTGGATAAAAAAAATCCTGCCCGGCGAGGGGCAGGAAAAAGAAGCGCGCCGGGGCTGCGGAAACAGCCGGGTGCGAGGGCTGGCGCGATAGCGGGGCAGCAGGTAAAAACGGCGCCGGCCAGAGCAGCGGGTGAAAACGGCGCCTCAAAGGCAGAGGTTAAGAATGACCGGATT